AGAAACGAAACCTGGTATGCGCAAATCTTTATTTAACAGTATTAAAGCATCGGCTACTCATGGTACGGCGGCGGGTCAATGGTCTGCTAGGAAGGCACAACTCTTAGCTAAACGCTATAAAGAAAAAGGCGGAGGGTACAAGTGAAATGGTCAGACAAACGCAAAAAGTCAATCAACTGCGACAGCCCGAAGGGGTTCTCGGAGAAAGCCCATTGCGCCAGCAAAAAGAAGAAAATGGCAGGGGGTGGTTTAGCCGCATCACAACGTTCCTTAAAAGCTTGGGGCGACCAAGAGTGGACAACCAAGTCAGGGAAGAAGTCATCCGAGACGGGGGAACGGTACCTGCCAAAAAAAGCAATCCAGTCGCTAAGTCCCCAAGAGTACGCAGCGACAACACGAGCAAAGCGAGCGGGCAAAGCAGCAGGAAAACAGTTCGTACCCCAGCCAGCAAAAGTAAAAGCAAAAGTAAAACCATATCGAAAGGTGTAAATAGTGGCTGATACAAAAGACTTTATTCAACTACAAGTAGAGGCGTCTGAGCGTTTATACCAAATGATGCTTGATGACCATAAAGAACGAATTAAAGATATGTCGATGTGGGCTGAAACTAGTGTAGGCCTTATGAAGAAACTAGACGAACGAGACGAACTGATAGAAAAACTTCACAGAGAAATTGAAGTGCTTAAGAATAAATAACTATGGCAAATACAACCGGCCTTACTACATTTAATTTAGATCTTAACGATCTAATAGAGGAAGCATACGAGCGCTCTGGGTTACAGTTGCGTTCTGGCTATGACTTTCGTACGGCCCGCCGGTCTTTAAACTTGCTTACTATTGAGTGGGCAAACCGTGGTATTAACTTATGGACTATTGAAGAAGGCGTAATTCCAATGGTTACAGGGCAGGCAGTATACCCCATACCAGAAGACACAATCGACCTTTTAGACCACGTCATTCGCCAAAACAACGGCACTGCTAGCACACAGTCAGATATTAATATTTCCCGTATTTCTGAGTCTACTTACTCAACCATACCTAATAAGCTAGCAAACGGCCGACCAATTCAAGTTTGGATTAACCGCCAGACTGCAAACACAAACGCAACGGCATCTACAACGGTAGCGGCAAGCGGAAACACACCAAGCGTATCTACTACAGACACGACAATTAATGTAGGGTCTACAGCAAACTTACCTTCAACTGGGTTTGTTTTGATTGATTCGGAAACTATCGGATATACCAACGTAACCGACAACCAACTAATAAACTGCGTAAGAGGACAAAACGGAACTACCGCAGCTACTCATGCTACTGGCGCTTCTGTGTATGTACAAAACTTACCATGTATTAATGTTTGGCCTGCTCCCAATGCTGGTGGAGACTATACGTTTGTTTACTGGCGCATGCGCCGCATGCAAGATGCTGGAAACGGTGTAAACATTCAAGACATCCCATTCCGGTTGATCCCCTGTATGGTGGCTGGATTGGCATACTATATTGCAATGAAGAAACCAGAAGTAACGCCAGACAGAGTTCTAGGTCTTAAAGCCGACTACGAACAACAATGGTTATTAGCTTCCCAAGAAGATAGAGAAAAGGCTTCTGATAGGTTCGTACCCCGTCAGTTGTTTTATTAATGCCATCTAAATATGCATCTGGCAAAAATTCGATTGCGGAGTGTGACCGATGTGGTCAGCGGTATAAGCTTAAGGAATTACAGAAACAAGTAGTTAAGACCAAGCTTTATAATATTAAGGTTTGCCCAACGTGTTGGGATCCAGATCAGCCACAGTTATCGCTGGGTTTATATCCAGTTAATGATCCGCAGGCAGTTCGGGAACCAAGACCTGACGTTAGTTATCTGGTCTCAGGGACAGATGTTTTAGGGAATGTGTCTGGCGGTAGTAGGGTATTTCAGTGGGGGTGGGCACCAGTGGGCGGGGCAAGCGGGTTTGATACCGTTTTAACCCCAAACTATTTGGTAGCAATAGGGCAACTTGGTACAATAACAGTATCAACAACTTAGGAGTTTAAAATGGGATATAAATCAACAGCAGACGGAGTAGCCAAAAAAGGTAAGACCGAAGGTACAAATTTAGGCGATAGTGGTCCTACAGTCTTGGGCATGAAGGCAAAGCCAAAGATGGGTGGCAAAAGCCAAATGGACATGAAGAAAATGGGGCGTAATTTAGCCAAAGTCAAGAACCAAGGCATGATGCGTAAAAGCGCAGGGAGAGGTCGATAATGGCTAACTATTCAAAGAAAGTAATGGGCAAGGAAGTCGGAGACGCTAAGGTTTATGCTGAACCACATACTATGTCAGGTAAAAAAGTAACTACAGCACAATCTGCTGTTACTAAACCAGGCAATGGTGTAGATAACATAAACATATCGGTAGGCGGCATTAGCAAAGGTAACTACAAACCAGAAAATCCATATGGTGTTGGTGTAATGCGTGGTTATGGCGCTGCTACTAAAGGACGTAAAATCAGCGGAAAAATGGGCTAATGAACTACGTTCAGTTATATCAAGCCGTTCAGGATTATGCCGAGTCTACAGAACAGCTGTTTGTAGACAATATATCTACCTTTGTCCGTCAGGCAGAGGAGCGGGTATACAACACTGTTCAAATACCATCGTTACGTAAAAACGTGACGGGTACGCTTACGGCTAGTAATAAGTATTTAAGTTGCCCTAACGACTATCTGTCTACTTTTTCAATGGCAATAATTAAAGCCGACGGAAGCTACGACTATTTACTTAACAAAGATGTTAACTTTATTCGTGAATCATATCCACAGCCTACAGATACAGGGTTGCCTAAGTACTATGCTTTGTTTGGATCACAATACTCCAATGCCAACGAGCTGTCTTTTATCCTAGGACCAACCCCAGACAGCAATTATACAGCCGAGCTGCACTACTATTACTACCCTATTTCTATTGTGCAGGGCGCTATTTCTGGTGGTACTGTTACTGGCGGTTCTGGCTACGTTAACGGGGTTTACAGCAACGTACCGCTATCTGGCGGTCAAGGTTCTGGGGCTGTTGCAAACATTGTGGTAAGTGGTAATACAGTAACTAGCGTAACTATTAAGGGGCAAGGTAATTTTTATACTGCTGGGGATGTCTTGACTGCGGCATCCTCTTACATTGGGGGTTCTGGTACGGGCTTTTTATATACTGTTAATGCTGTGGATAATGCTACTGGCACGTCTTGGCTTGGTGATAATTACGATCCATGCTTGTTATATGGGACGCTACGTGAGGCTGTTATATTCCAAAAAGGTGAGCAAGACATGGTCACTTACTACGAAAAACAATTCCAAAATGCTATGGAACAATTAAACCGCCTTGGTACAGGACTTGAAAGAGGCGATGCTTACAGGGACGGTCAGGCTCGTATACCGGTTAATCCATAATGCCTATCCAGCAAGGTCAATGTACCATCTTCAAAAAGAACTGTTTAAGCGGGTTGGAAAACTTTGCTTCTGGAACCTCTTACGTTTATAAAATAGCTTTATATACAGCAGCAGCTAATTTATCCTATGAAACCTTAGCCTACACAACCGATGGGGAAATTAGCGGTACGGGATATACGGCTGGTGGCAGAACGCTGACCCCCATTGTTCCAGCTACAAGCGGGCAAGTAGCTTATATTTCGTTTCAAAACGTAACTTGGAATCCTGCTAGTTTTACGGCTAGAGGCGCTTTAATTTATAATAGCACGACCGGAGCAGCGGTTGCTGTATTGGATTTTGGCGCTGATAAAACGGCTACAAATACGTTTACTGTAACTTTCCCAACGGCGGATGCAGCAAACGCCATTATTAGATTCATTTAAGGAGTAATCATGCAAAAAGAATTATCAAGTTTTGGCGATCATGCTGTAGCTACTCTACAAGCAAACGCCATCAATAACGAGACTGTTGGTATAGAAGGTGCATACCACGTTGTCTGTCGTGATAAAGACGGTAACGTTAAATGGGAAGAACAGATCCCTAACCTAGTCAATGCTGTAGGCAAGCAACTGATGCTTGATACCTTGTTAACAGGATCTTCATACACCGTTGTTGGCCCGTTCTTAGGTTTAATTGGCGGTGCAGGCCCAACCTTTTTAGCTGCTGACACAATGGCATCCCACGCTGGATGGACTGAGTTTGCTAACTACACCGTTGGCGGTTCGGCTGTTCGTGGAACTGCGGTGTTTGGTTCTGCTACTTCAGCAGGTTTATCTCCAGCTAACGTAACTACTTCTGCTGCTTCAGCAATCACTTATACGATTACGGGCGCAGGCGGTACAGTTAGTGGGTGTTTCTTGGTTACTGGATCGGGTGCTAGTTCAACAATTAACAACACATCTGGAACTTTGTATAGCGCAGGAGCATTTACAACCGCTAAAGTTACAACTGCTGGCGACACCGTTTCAGTTACATATAGCACAACCGCAACTTCTTAAGGAGTCCTAGATGGCTCTGGTGTTAGCAGATCGAGTACAAGAAACCTCGACTAGTGTAGGTACAGGCTCGTTCACCCTTGCAGGAGCGGTGACGGGCTATCAAACTTTTGCTGTTATTGGTAACGGCAATACTACTTTTTACACCATTGCCGATCAAGGCGGGTCAAACTGGGAAGTAGGTATTGGTACCTATAGCACAACTGGGCCGACTCTTGCCCGTACTACGGTTCTTTCAAACTCAAACGGCAATACATCCCCAGTAAATTTTCCTGCTGGCACTAAAACCGTATTTGTTACATACCCTTCTGAGCAATCTGTAAATTTAGATGCCTCTGGTAATGTTTCTGCATTAGGTACGATTGCTTCTGGTGTTTGGCAAGGTTCTACGATTGGCGTAGCTTATGGCGGTACGGGTGTAACATCTTCTTCTGGTGCTAACTCGGTAGTTTTGCGAGATGCTAACCAAAACATAGCAGTCAATCGAGTTAACCAGTCCAACACAAACACCACAGCTTCTGGCGGTACCACTGCATTAACCGCAGCGTCAAGCTACATACATTCCTTAGTTGGTACTGGGGGGCAAACATATACACTGCCTGATGCAACTACCTTAACAACTGGGGTGGCGTTTGTATTTAACAATCTTGCTACAGGCACTCTGACAATTCAAGATTACGCTACTGCAACAATTGGCACCATTCCTTCTGGTGGAGCAGGAGCAGTATTTTTAACAAATAACGGCACAGTGGGTGGTACATGGGATTTACACTCATACCTTCCTGAAGGCGTAACCTTTGGCACCAATGCGTTTAATCTTGGATCCGCTGTTATTTCGGGTGGTACATGGCAAGGTGGCACAATTCAGCCTGC